CGATTTAGTTTTATATATAATGCCACCATTTTCCTTATCCACCCCCATTTTAAAAATTACTTCCTCGACTTTGTCAAGCCCGGTGGAACCGACAATGCGTCGAGGTGATTCAATGACGTAGCCGTTTCGTTGGAAGTTTTGTCTTTGCACTTGTATTTTGGAGAGGATACCCCATTTACCGTTTACTTTTGCAAGAACTTTATTATCCCCGACTAACACTCCATTATGTGTGAAGGATAGTAGGCTTAAACGAAGTCGCCCCGCTTCTTCAGCTGGAGGTGGAGGTGGAGCTCTCGAAGGTGGTGGAGCTCTCGAAGGTGGTGGAGGTGGAGGTGGAGGTGGAGGTGGAGGTGGAGGTGGAGGTGGAGAACTAAATTTCATATCGTCATTTTCTAATTTAGATGGATCAAAAGACGATTCATCCTCCTTAGAGTATGGAAGCATAGTATGTGTAATATGAAACAAATCACTTTGATTTTTACTATTTCTATAAAATTTTATAACTACCGTTTTACCTAAATAATCTTTAAAATCATCCGAATAATCGACTGGTAATATATATTCATTTTTTGGTATATTACTAATATAAAGTTCTGGGGACTTGTATTCTATTTCGTGTATTAAACCCTTTTCATAATCCGATATTTCTACATATATAGTATTATATTCATATGGAAATTTTTCGTCCGTCGATTTTGAGTCATACGTCTTTGCTGCAGATACCCAAAGCGTAAAAAATGGTTCTTTAACAGATTCATATTTTTCCACATTAATAATTTTATATAACAATAAAATTATTAATAGTATAATAAAAATATTCAATACTTTCATTTTATATAGAGTAATATTTTAATCATCATCGTATAATCCCTTATAACCCCAATATTGTTCTATATATGGTTTAATTATTGGTTCAATTACACGTATATCTTTACAATCATCAATCCAAATATTTTGCATTTCCTGTCCAGATATTTTATCAAAATTATTTACGGCTCCATTTTTATCAAAATATAGATTTGTCGTACTATTATAAATGTTTTTCCAGCTATCATATATATCTTTATTTTCTACTTTCTGTAAACTTGTTACAGTTCCCTTATTCACCAAGTATTTTATAGGATCGGATGGATTAGAATTTTCGTCGGGATCGTTTTTACGACACTGAGCTAATTGAGCGTTTTTATATTGACCTTCGCGTGTTCTTCCAAAATCGTTTGCTATTTTACCTCCATATAAATCCAAACATAAAAGTTCACCTAAATCCGTTACCATGACTGCAAAATTTCTCCTTTTTTCTTTAGTATCAAGACTAATCGATTTTTCGGTCTGAACACGTTGCAGAAAGGGAAAGGAGGGAGGCGCAGATTCATTATCTTTGTAGAATATCAAAGAATGGTTATGATTACCACCAGACACCCTTGTTGAAGAATACAATTTAGCAGAAGTGGAATTTGGTGTACGAATACGCACTTTATATTTATCGGATTCAGCATCTTTAGTATATAATCCATCGTTAGGTATAAAAATAGCATAATACTTTTTATTTGGTGAATAATATTTCTTGTTTGGTACAATCTCACCATTATTTGAAAAACTGTGTAAAAATGGCATTGCGCCAAGTAAACCAAATTTAGCATTTTCATAATCAGTTTTATTAACTTTATCTTTTGATATTGCTACTGGATTTGAAATAAGATTATTTTGATACCGTTTTTCCCAAGACGTACCCGAACGCATACCAGAAATTAATTTATCGTCTTTTGTATACATTACGTATTTATCATCCACGGTTTTTATAATAAATTCACTTAAATTGTAAATATCACTTTGCCTTCCACCAAACATTCCATATTCTATAAATCGATATATACCATCGTCATAGAATTTACGTTTATATAACATATCGGGTTGTACACTTTGAATTCCACGCATTTCACTCGGTGTTTGTAATATTTTCTTAAAAGAATACGTTTTATTAGTTTGATTATACTGCATTTTGAACCATTTTCCATCTGGAAATGTAGTAAAGGTATATATAGGGATTCCTATAACGGGGGTCATTAACTCTTTACCAATTGACTGGTTAAGTTCAGATTGATTATAATTCATTTTGATATAAACGGTTTTGTTTTCACATTTCATTTCTTCTCTCGTATTGTCCCAACAAACATCTACTATTCTCGTAGTTTTGTCACTCAATAGTAATTTATTTCTCATAAACTTAATATCCATATACGTGTCATCATTTGATATACTCCATATAAGATACTTTACCGATTCTAAATTAAACCATACGATATTATTTTTCATAATGTCATAAAATGTTGTAGTTGGGGATATTTTAATAGTTTGTAATTGTTCGTAATTGAGAACACTTTTCGTATTCACACGTTTACCCAATATAACTGCGTTCCATGTTTCAGAACCATATTCGAGTTTTGCATCTTCAATCTTTTTCTTAGCCGCTGCTATTACAGCCGCTTTTTGTTCCTCTTCTAATTTTTTCTTAGCTTCTTCAGCCGCTTTTTGTTCCTCTTCTAATTTTTTCTTAGCTTCTGCTGCCGCTGCTTCTGCAACTGCTTTCTGTTCTGCTTCTAATTTTTTCTTAGCTTCTTCTGCATCCTTTATAGCTTTTAGTCTTTCTTGTTCATTCTTCGCTTCTTCTATTTTTTTCTTAGCTGCCGCTGCCGCTGCTTCTGCAACTGCTTTCTGTTCCTCTTCTAATTTTTTCTTAGCTTCTACCGCTGCCGCTGCCGCTATCGCCGCTGCCACTGCCGATGCCGCTGCCGCTGCTTCTGTAGCTGCTTTCTGTTCCTCTTCTAATTTTTTCTGTGTTGTTTGCACCGCTGCCACTTCTGCGTCTATTAATTTTTGAACCTCAGTTCTAGCCGAAGGCAAATGGTGAAAACTCTTCCCTAAAATTTCTTTTAATATTGATTTTTTCATCGTTGGGTATTCCTTATATAATTTATTTTCGGTCTCGAGGTTAATTTTTGTAACTTCCTCCATTTGTTTCCGCCGTTGTTCTGCTTTCTGTTCCTCTTCTAATTTTTTCTTAGCTTCTGCTACCTCGTCCTTCTTTCTCTGTATTTCTTCCGGGGAATCACCTATTTCTGATACATTTACTTTCATATATGCATACCATCTACCACTTTCGTTCAAACGAAACGAAGCACCGACATATTCCGCATTTATAAAATTTTTATCAGATTCCTTTTGTTTTTTGATATAATCGTTTATAAGAATTCGTCTTTGACGTTCTCCATTAGGAGAATCTTCTCTAATAGAATCGGCATAACTTCGTACTTCACGCTCCACCGTTCTCGATGATGGTTCTATAATAGTGAATTCTTTTTCGACTACTTTTATTATTTTACCGCTTTCTAACTGAAGAGTTGGAGGTTGATAAAGGGGAGGAGCTGAAGGTGGTGAAGCTGAAGGTGGTGAAGCTGAAGGTGATGGAGCTGGAGCTGGAGAAGCTGCAATTTCGACTGTAATAGAAAGTGACCATATACGTCTTCCTGTTCGATTAACTTCTGTTTTGACAACTGATATATCTGAAGCTGTGAAAGATCCCGCGCCAGACGAAGTGAGCGTTTTTGCAATATCGGCTTCAAATTCCGCTCGTTTATCACTTCCATTTTTCAAATAGTTACCGGCGGCATCATTCGCCTGCTTTTCACTAACATACATTCCACGTTCAAATGTACTAGTAGTTACTGAAGGTGTAGAATCGGATCCGAAGTTTTTGAATGTTTTAACTCTAATTCCACCTTCCTTATAATTTTCTGCTTCCCCCCTATTAGATGGTAATTTTTCAGATCTCTTAATTTCATTACCATTAGTATCCAATAACTTAACAAACGATCCCGCCCATCTATCATGACAACAATCGGTTCTATTGTATACCAAAACTTTATCTATCACCGAGTACTCTTTTCCCAAATCGATTTTAAAGTAATTTGTTTTCGCATCGTTCGTATGACCAAAATTAAGACTCGACGTTTGTTGGTCAAATAATTGTTGTGGGGGAAACTCATTACCATCATTATAAAATCCAGATACTGAATCAACTGTATCTCCACCGAAACCTTTCACAATATTTACACCTCCTGAATATACTTCAATCTCACGTATATTCAAGGGTCTATTATAATCCGAATCTTCGTATCCGAACCATACGTACCGGATACCTTTTGTGGAAGGTGGTGGAGCTCTTGAAGGTGGTGGAGCTGGCGTTGGAGTTGGTGGTGGAGCTCTTGAAGGTGGTGGAGCTCTTGAAGGTGGTGGAGTTGGTGGTAGAGGTTCTAAAGATGCAGGTGGTGGAGGTGTATACGATTTAGTAATACTTTTCTGAAATATTTTTGTCCCACTGTCATTTTGTGCAAAGTATGATGTATCTTCCGGCTTTCCAGTACCTGCTACAGTCGCGCTCGTGATATAACACTTAGATCCTCTGGGTTTGATCATAGGATTTCCACTTGTGTATTGGATAGAATTACAATATTCTAATTCATCACACACTTCTTTACAATCATCGATACTTATATCAGTAAGACGAGAATCCGAAGTTGATTTACCCGGAATGTCATCAGAATTTACGAATTTACCGTTCAAAGCACTAAACGGGTGGTATTTTTTATTATGTGTAACCCATTGGTATTGGTCGGGTGGAGGTGGAGCTGGTGGTAGAGGTTCTGTGTGTATTGCTGTGAAAGTATCGGTTTGCTCCCCGTTAAGTTTAACAATATAGTCATATGAACCGTAGTAAGCTACGGTAACGGCAAAAGTGAAACTGGTTTCTCCATCCGCCAAAGTATATGTTTTTAAATCAGTCTCTGGATATTCATATTTTCTGTTCGGCCCTGCCGGTATCGCCGCCCCGTGAAAAGTGATTACGAACGAATTGTGCGCGTTCTTAATGTTTGTGATATTCACCGTCATCGTTTTTTGTTTCACGCTGAACGAAACTGTATAGGTGGGTGTAGGTCTGGGTGGAGCTGGAGCTGGAGCTGGAGGAGTAGGAGGTAGAGGTTCTAAAGATGCAGGTGGAGGAGTAGGGGGTATTAGAGGTGGAGCTCTTGCAGGTGGAGGAGTAGGGCGTACGGGTAATCGAATGGGTGCGATTGGTTGAGGTTGATTAATTTTTGGGGGTGATTTGTCCCTAGGTGGTTTTATAGACGATCCTTGTGTCGAACCATTTAAAATTTCGTCTTCATCTTCTGAATCCGAATCCGAATCCGAATCAGGAATTTTCTCTTCATCTATTTCTTCTTCCTGAACCTCTTCTGCCTGAACCTCATCAGATTTTACGGGTATACTTTTATATAGTATAGTTAACAGTAAAGTTGTTAACATAAGAATCACGAAGATGGCGATATATATTCGCATCGTACTGTTATAATCGATTATTTTATTTTACTTTTTTCTATACACAAACCTAAATTTACTATACAAATCCGAAACCGGGTTCCCTTTAAGATCTTCCCATAATGTTAAAGTAAACCCCAAATCTTCCATACGCGTAAAAAATATATCCTTGTGTGCGATGGGTTCGACTTTTGGTCCGTCGGCATAATATGGTGTATCAGCTAAATGGACGTATAACTTTTCTCCAAAGTTTCCCGAACTCGTATGTTTCATTAGAAAATAGTTTCCTAACTCATCTTTTACGGGTGTATTCATGATAATCTTATCGGAATTCGGTATAATTCCTATGAATTGACCACCTGGTTTCAGTCTATTTTTAATTGCTAATAAAGACGTCTCGAATAACTTGGGTGATTCGAATATATAGTGTAACGCAAAGTTATAACATACGACATCGTATTTTCTTTGTGGACACGCGAATATATCACCTTCGTAAAAGTTGACACGTATTTTCATGTTCTTGGCGCGCGACTTAGCCTCCTTAAGTGATTCTGGGTTCGGTTCACACATGCTTATATTAGCCCCCGCGTGTCGCCACTTTTGGAGATCACCACCGAATCCACATCCTACATCCAAAATACTGTCGCCTTCGCGGGTAGCCGATTGGATGAGGAGACGCTTAGACTCGTTATGGTACTTACGTATCTCCTCCATTTAATTTATATTAGCGTTTCTTTTTTAAATGGAGTTATAACCGAGACTTAATTCTCGGTACAGGACGTCATATCAATATAAAACCTATGTCCTTAGGTTTAATTTCTTCGTTAATTTTCCAATTCCAAAGGTAATAGTGATTGTAACCCGTACCTTCCATGAACTTGTGTTCACGAAGTTCATCGTCATCTACACCAACATTTACACAATTATATACATCGAAACCTCGGTTACGCGCCATGATTATAGCATCTTTTAAACAGTTACCTACGTTATAGAACGTGTATGCCTGTTTTATGGTTTCGCCACTCTGTTTATGTACATAATCCAAACTATAAAAAGTGGCGAATTGATCTTTTTCATCGCTCAGGTATGTGTATACGGTATCTTTACGTGGGAGAATCCAGTGTCTAACGTAAGATTCATCGATATTAAGTGAAAGTTTAAACTTTTTTAAATGTTCTTGTAACATTTTTGTAACTCTAGGTATATCATTTTCATTCATTTCCCTAAACTGTGACGTACCTATAATACGATATGATTGTTCTCTTGCGTCAGAAAACCGAAGTTTATTAAGTTTATTAACATTTATGAGTCTATGCCAATACGTGACTTTAGATATAGGTGTAGGTAAGTGTTTTACGACTGTATATACAGCTTGCCACCTATTTTGTAAATTCATACGCCTTTTGAGTTCGCCTATAAGAATGGGTGTAAATTTGGTATCTCTGAGATGCTTGGAAACACACAAAAAATTTATTTGAAGCATTTGAATTATTTTTTTATTAACACAAACGTCTAAAGGTATACCTGATATAAAAGCAATAAGTTTATTACTTTCATTTTCACGAATAGCAAGGTTCCATTCATCGCGGTACCCCGGTGGGTATAGTGTCCATTCAATTAAATCTTTAGAGTACCTGAATTCGAAAAAATCGTCTTGTATATAATTCTCTTTTAGAAATCCACATAATTCATATACAGTACACGAACCCCATTCATATCCTTCGGGTAAAGGGTTTTTTTCGTACCTAAGTTCTCTCGATGAATTAATTTCACCATCATTTTTAAAAACAACTTTATCTTGAGGAACAGGTTGTTTATTCCAGAATTCGTGCATTATATTACATATAATAGACTTAAAGTTTTTAAGCTTTGTTACTATATAAAACAATGTCAACTCTTGAACAGGACTACACGACCGTTCCCGGTCAATTATACGCATGCCTTTCCGTCATAGGACCGGAAGCACCCCAAAAGAACGATAAGTTTGGAATTAAGATCAGGGGTGCATTTAATTCCAGAGATGAGGCTGCATCGCACGCCAAGCGTCTTCAAAAAGAAGATGCGACATTTGATATTTACGTCGTTGATCTGTATAAATGGTTGTTAATCCCACCCGATCCGACAAAGATCGAAGACGTTCATTATACGAACGAAAAGCTCGAAGAACTTATGTCGGGATACAAAGAAAATCAATCACAAGCGGCACAAATGTTTGCGGAACGTAAACGTGACATGGTCGAAAGTGCATCGTCGTTTGCGAAGCCGGGTGATGAAAATTCGAAGTATTATACGAAACCTGATGAACCACCAATCAGTCATCCAGCCGAAGTTCTCGAACGCCTTCAAAAGGAAAAACCAAATACACCAATGGAAGAACTTGTTAAGGAAGCGGATGAAACCGTTGCTAAGGAAATTGAAGAAAGAAAAGAAAAGCGTGAAGCCGAGGCTAAAGTGGCTCTCGAAAAAGAGGCGGTTGATAAAGGGTTTAATTCGGTTGAAGCAATGCAAAAGTTCAACAATGAAAAGTCTGAATCATCTACGGAAGCTCAGGATACGAAAGGTGAAGGAGAAGTTGAGGAAGGCGAAGAGGTAGAATCTAAATAAATTTGTTATATAAATGTAAGAATGTTGAGTATTATACTAAATATAATCACCATAATTATTGTTTTAGCCATGGTCGGTTTATTTTTACGATTGTATGAAGATCGAAAAAGTAAATCGGGTACTAAAAATGTAAGTGCGTCTGATGTCGGACAAGATATACTAAAAGACCCACTCGTTGTAAGTCGTGCATATTTTACAGAACCTAAAATTGGTTCTATCGGTGATTTTGAAGGACAACAAACGTCCTCTGGATATTTGTGGATTAGAGGTAAACCTATCCAGGTCTAAGAATCACTGGTTGCATGGTCTTACCCATAAAAAACCCCAAAATAAATGATACGAATATAATGATATACGCCGTTTTATCTAAATTTGTAAATATATCTTCCTTTTGTGCTTGATGTGGATACGATTCGTAATACGGTTGCGGTGGCGGAAAATAATACTGTTCGTTATTTTCCGGTTCTGATTTTGGTTCATCTAATTGATGATCTTCTTCTTCTTTACTCATGAAATCATCCGGATTATAGTTTATAGGTGTACCAACTTCAGCTTCCATTTATAAAATGTAAACCTATTTTTTTAAGCTCTATATTACTCATCTTCTTCCTCTTCCTCTTCCTCTTCGTCGACAACAAACCCTTTTAAATTACCGTTTTCGTCCATATCACTATCATCCTCTTCAAAATCATCCTCGTCATCTGTTTGAAGGAGATCAATTTCACTTTCTACTTCCGATTCAGTTTCATAATCGTCGTCAGAAAAATCATCTTCTGGAACATCTTCCAGTGGGTCTAATCGTTCTGGAACCTTTGAGACTCTCCCTGAACGTGTACGCGTAGAAACAATTGTTTTTGTCATTATAAAGTAAAGTATGTTTATTCTTTTAAATACATTACGCACTGTTAATCGATTCGTTTATTAAAACAAGGCTAAATTCAGCGTTTATACTGTTCGCTAACGTATCTAACTCTTCTATAACACTCGTATCAGTAGAAACCGTATATAATGCGAGTTCTCGTAAGTTTTCTAATGAACGGTTTAATAATTTTTCCGAAACTTCTGTATGTGATTTATATTCTATAGCCATGTTTATGTTCGCTAAAAACTCCCTGTATAAAACTTCATTTAATCCCGAGTAGGGTAAAGTTTCACGTATGAGTTTAGTTATATGTTGTGTACCTGTATCTTTTTTTATTAAAGTTGATGCCAAATATACAACGAGTGCAATTAATATTACAGCTAACATTCTATAAAGTACTGACAATTTTATCTGTAAGATTATGTGCGCGACATTTACATTTACACACCTGATGTATTTGACTTTTAAGTATACTAAATGAAATTGTTTCTTTGCATGTATCACACGATTCCTTCGTCGTAACTGTATATTTCTTAACACCTTCGCGTTTGAGTGATTCTATTATAAACGTTTCCCTTTTGACGATATACTTTTTTATAAATTTTTCAAGTAAGTTCTGTTCTGGTTCTACAATGACTTTCTTTTTAGGTGTATACGTTTCAACTTTACCATCTTCGTAAAGAATGTCCGTTATTTTTTTAGAGAGTTGATGTCGTCTCCCCGAAAAATCCTTACAAAACCCATACTGTCTTAATACGTTCGTAGTCGAAAAACACTTTTGGGCTATAGTATCACCTACTATATGAAACCATACGTGGTTGGAATTATGATTACATTTTTTATTTTCACAATATTTAGAATTTGTCGAGACGAGAAACTGTTTGTTATATTTAAACATTTTAGTGATTGATGCGGTAGTTTGCCCTTCTACGTTTTTACGAACGAATGCTTCGACGAGTAAAATAGCCTCTTGGTTCTTGAACTCATTTTTAGTTTGTAATGTTGTAAATGTAGCTTCTTCACGAGTTCCTTCTATGATAACTGGTTCCATGTTTTGTGTACGTAAAGTTGCCATATGTAATATATCAACGGATGGTTTTTGTTCAGTTTTTTGTAACGTGGATGAAGGACCATGTTTATACATAAATATTGGTAAATATTCACTTTGTGTTTCTTTACCGGTGTTATTACATAACTCACACCCTTGACCGGCGCATGCTTCATGTTTTCCCTTTTTATGTGACCAAGGCATACGGAACCCACTACCCTTTGTATTACGTGAATTATTACCGTATACTGAAATATCAACAATATCTTTCCAATCACGTGATCCGTACGCTAAGTTTAACGTATTTATAACATGATCTCTGAGACCCAATGCAGATGATCTATTTACAACAAACCCTGGCCAGTTTATATGTATACCCGTTTTTATGAGTGTATCGATAGGTTTAGGTTCAGCGACAGATATCAAAGCGTCTTTACCACCAAACTTTGAGACTTTGTCACATATGACTTTACACACACTCTTAATCTGTTCAAATGACATCTCTTCATCATCTTTATAATCAAGATCCATGAAAAAATTATAATTTTCCGTTTTCTGTTCGACGACAAATATCTTTTCACCGGAGTTATATACTTCTACACATTTTTCGTAAAAGTCATTCAATCTATCAAATGGCACGGAGAGGACGCCACCGTCCATGAGCACATGTGATAAATCGGAGTTATTAGCAAAACCTTGGTCTTTACACCAACGTTTAAACATACTTACCTATTAATCTATTTATTTTTTTATATTGTTTATTCGTCTTCATACTCGTGACGCCAAATAGAGCGTCTATATGAGACTTCCGGATAATTTTCTTCTTCTTCTGATAAACTTTTCTTTAAAACGAGGAGCTCATAGACTTTATCCTCTTTATGTAATTCAACGTACCTGTCCGCCTTTTCCGGCGTATATGCATGCCTTTCAATGAGAAGCTCTCGTATTTGAGATAAAATGTAGTTCTTAGACTTCATTATTTAATAGAGAAGGTTTTTCTATCGAGAGAAGTTACACACGCGTAAAATTCTGGATTGTTAAGTACGTTCTTAACAATGCGATCCCATTGTTTTTTCGTACTAAACTCCGAAAGTGTTTCAAAATTCATGAAATCATTTTCATCGTGTGTTCTCTTGATGGGCTGTTTCTGAATCTTACGAAGATTCATTTTCTGTTTTTCATCGTTAAACTTACGTATAAGTTCAACCTGTTCCTGCATGGTATAGTTTACGAAAAACACGTAAACGTTATATTCAAGTTCCACTCCTGGACTTTCCGTTACTACAAACTTAAATTCTGTATATTCACCTTTTTTCAAAGAAATAACCCCCCT